CAGTTATGATGGATGGGTTCGCTATCCCTGCCAAGAGTTTGAAAATTGGGAGAAGCCTGAGTGTAATCCGCCGCAATGTGAAGTGACAGGAACTTGCTCTGCTGACTTACTCCCCGAGGTGTTTGATGAAAAAGACTAGACTTACTGCCGAAGAGCTACACGCAAGACTCATTGTGACTATTGGAATCATCCTGGCTATCGTTTTTGCAATGTCTGTCTTTGCCTTATTGTGGGCCTTGGTATTTGTGACTCAACCAATGAAGCAGGCTCCCAACGATGCAGCTTTCATTGACCTTGTTTCAACTTTGACAGTTTTCTTGACAGGCACCTTGGCAGGTATAGTCAGCGCTAATGGCTTGAAGGATAAAAAGCAACCAAAAGGGGAACCTGATGTGTTCTGATTTAGATAAGTTCCTAGAAGTGGCAGCAGGCGAAGTTGGCTACATTGAAGGCCCTGCCGATAATGAAACGAAATATCAGAAGGCAAATCAACCTTGGTGCGGAGCATTCGTCAATTGGGTGGCAAAGCAGGCAGGTGTCAAAATCCCTGACTGCACCTACACACCGGCAGGGGCAAAGGCATTCGCCGAGGCGAAGCGTTGGCAAGGTATTGCCGAGGCCGAGCCTGCGCCTGGTGATTTAGTTTTCTTTGATTTTCCAAATGACTCACTCGACCGAATCTCGCACATTGGCATTGTTGAGCGAGTCAAGGACAATGGCATCGTTGTCTGCATTGAAGGCAACACGGCTTCCGACACTAAAGGCGATCAGCGCAATGGTGGTCAGGTATGCCGTAAGGTTCGCGCTTACAAAGTAAAGAATCGGGGAAAACTTCAACCCTCTCTGCCAGTGTTCATTGTGGGCTTCGGCAGACCTAAGTTCAAGGAGTGCAAATGCTCGACAAAGACAAAGCAGTCGCAATCGCTTCAACCTACGCAAGAGCAGGAGCAGCCGCAGTCGCAGCTCTCTATCTCGCCGACCCATCGCGCCCTCTAAAAGATTATCTCGCTGCATTCATTGCAGCAGTCATTGGCCCTGTATTGAAAGCCATTGACCCAAAGGCGACAGAGTTTGGTCGCGGAAGTAAGTAAAGAAATGAAATCGGGGAAGATTTTGGATGAGGCCAAACGCCTCACCGCAACGGATCGTCAAGATATTTATGGCGACCCTTACATCAATCACAAGCGCATCGCCGACCTGTGGAGTGTTTATCTTGAAAAAGAGATAAGCCCTTCGCAGGTCGCTTTGTGTTTATGCCTTGTGAAAATTGCTCGGCTCATAGAAACACCTGACCACTTAGATAGCATCATCGACTTGGCGGCTTACACCGCTATTTATGGGGAAATCAATGATAGTGAAAAATAATCTAGTGCTTGTGCCAACTAGAGGCAGGCCAAAGAATGCAGTTGAAGTCTTGCAAGCACATAAGCAGTTCTCTTGTCGCTCTGACTTGATGTTCGTTGTGGACAAAGATGATGAAGAGATTGTCAACTATCGAAGCGCAGTTGGCGTTGAATACATCTTAGAAATTGAAAATACCACACGGGGGATGGCTTACCCTGTCAATGTCGCTGCCAAGAAGTATGCAAGTGAATATGACTTCTTCACCTTCATTGGCGATGACCATAGATTCAGAACACCTGATTGGGATATTGCCTTGATGAAAGCGATAGGCAGCGCCCCTGGCATTTCCTATGGCAATGACCTTTTGCAAGGTGAGAACTTGCCAACTGCCGTGATGATGTCAAAAGCCATTGTCAGCGCCCTTGGCGGAATGGTGCCACCAAAACTTCGCCACTTATATCTTGACAACTTTTGGAAGAAGATAGGGCAAGACCTTGGCAACCTTGTCTATCTGCCTGAAGTAATCATCGAGCATTGCCATCCATTAGCAGGCAAAGCTGAGTGGGATGAAGGCTATCGCTCTGTCAATGCCCGTGAGGTTTATTCACTTGATGCCTTGGCCTATGACTCCTACATCAAGAGCGAAGACTATGCAGTCCTCTTGCGAGATTTATTAAAATGAGAGCAGTTTCATTCTCGCTCTATGGTAATGATCCGCGCTACACCATCGGAGCTATCAAGAACGCAATTCTTGGCTCGCGTTATTTTCCATTCGAGGATGGCTTCCGTTTAGTTTTCTATTGTGGACAAAGCGTTGATGAGTCAATCATCAGCACCTTAAAACTTGTCAAAGGTGTAAAGATTGTCAGGATGAGTGAGCAAGAAAATCACACGGCAAAACTTTGGCGTTATCTTGCCTTCTCTGACCCGCAATTTGATGTGGTCATCTGCCGTGATACCGATGCCCGCCTTTCCTTCCGCGACCGAATAGCGCACGAAGAATGGGAGCAATCAGGTCTTGATTATCACATCATCAAAGACCATTCGATAGGCCACAATTATCTAATCAGCGCAGGTATGTTTGCAGGCAAGACAGGCAAGTTGCGCGATATGGCAGAACTTATTGCTAAGACCAATGTTGCCAATTACTACACCACAGACCAAGATTTTCTCGGAACTATCATCTATCCAAGAGTTAAAGATTCTTGCCTTATTCACGATCCCTTCTTTGAAACAACAATTGAGGGCAATTCGATAAGAACAACAATTGCCTTTGATGCGCCAACGCACCTTTCACACATTGGCGCAGCTCTTGATGAAAATGACAGGTTTTATTTCAGGATTGACCGCGATGCTCAATTGGCAGAAGCCAACACTGATAAATACAAATACGAGAGCGACAGGTGGGGGAAATGAAAATCCTGATAACAGGCGATGAAGGCTTTGTCGGCACTAACTTCAAGAGGCATCTTGATTCAAAGAACAATCAAATCACCGGCATTGACATCAAGAACGGGCGCGATGTGCGTGACTTCTTTGCTAAAGATGACACTAAGTTTGATGTGGTCATCCATCTCGCGGCGATTGTCGGTGGCCGTGCCACCATTGAAGGAAATCCTTTGGCAGTTGCCGCCGACCTTGCCATTGATGCCGACCTCTTCCAATGGGCGCTTCGCACTCGCCCTGGACATTTAGTTTATTTCTCATCCTCTGCTGCCTATCCAATTTTCTTGCAAAGAGCTGAATACAAGCAGAAGTTGAAAGAGTGGGATATAAACCTTGACCACATTAGGACACCCGATATGACCTATGGATGGGCAAAGTTATCGGGCGAGAAACTTGCCTCTTATGCTCGCGCTGAAGGCTTGGGCATTACTGTCCTCAGGCCATTTTCAGGCTATGGCACGGATCAAAGCCTTGACTATCCTTTCCCATCATTTATCAAGCGAGGCAGAGAGAAGGAAGCGCCATTTAATGTTTGGGGCAAAGGAACGCAGGTGCGCGACTTCATCCACATTGAGGACATCGTAAGAGCTACCTTTGAAGCCATCACAAACAAGGTTGAAGTTTCTAATCTTTGCTCAGGCAGAGCGACATCTTTCATTGACTTGGCAGAACTTGTGATGATGCAGGCAGGTTATTTGGCAGAAATAAAAACCAACCCGACTGCACCTGTTGGGGTGGCATATCGGGTTGGTGACACTCACAAAATGCTTTCCTTCTATGAGCCAAAAATCTCACTTGAAGAAGGCATTGAGCAAGCCTTAAAAGGTATTTAGAACTCGCGCTCCATCTTCTTGATGGTTCGGTTGATGTATTTAGGGCCTGCCCAATCCATAAACCATTGCGGAAAGATGACCGCACTTGGTTGGCGCTTTGGCATAAATAACACCATCAGAAGCGGAATCCAAAAGCCGTAAAAGGCTGACATAAGTGGCCAAAAGATAACGCTTCGGCCGATGGCAAAGGCATAGAAGGCAGTAAAGAAAACAATAAGCAAATCCCATCCATTCATTTAGCACCATCCCATAACAGGGGCAGGCTCTATGTCTTTGACAACCTCATAGAACTTGCCGTTTTCGTGAAGTGAACCTGCGGTGACAACATATCCATTGAACTTGATGTCAACGCCATCGCGCAGTTTGCCCTTGAAAGAAGCGCCAATTGGTGCCTGATAGTAGAGATGCAAGCCATCACCTGTTTCAACTGTGAAGGTGTCAAGGTCTAAGCCTTCGGTGCTTCCGCCGTTGCGGTAATCCACATCAAAGACCACAAGATTTGATGGCGCACAAGCAATGCCAATGTTGAGCAAGGGCGACTTCTCAAACCACTTTGCAACTGTGGCAGGCTTATTTGAAGCAGACTTATAGCCTTGCTTTGCTATCGGAAAGAATGGAATCTTTTGTTGCGGATAGCAAGGCAGAACATACCAACCGCGCTTTGCAAAGGCAGTGGCGATTTCGGCAGTTGTCATTTGACATACTCCTTTAAGAAGTCATTGATGGCTTCGGACAATGATTTGCCCTCTGCCCGCGCCCTCGCCTGCGCCTTGCGCCATAGTTGGTCAGATACACGAACGCTTCTAATTTTCTTCATTATGCACCGACCTTTGCAAGTTCCAAATCCACATAATCGCCTGTTGATGTGTTGCTGATTCTTATATCTCCATTGGCATAATCCCATCGAAGCAATGTTGGAATACCATCGCAATCACTAAGACATTCGCCATATTGGTTTGCATTCTCAATGTCTGTTTGCTTGTCACTTGACCAATCACAAACTAAGCAAGTCACTTTTTCAATGTTGCTTGTCATTATGCACCGACCTTTTGGCATTCGTGCCAATCAAGATTGGCTACATCCCAAGAGCTAGTCATCTCATAAGTTCTACCGCAGTATTCGCAGGTTGCAGATACAACGCCTGCTTCTGATTTATGCCATTTCATTATGCACCTACCTTTGCAGATACAAACGCATCGTAAAACTTCCAAAATTTATTTTGCTTTGCTTCTGTTTGCTTTGCAAGTAGCTCGAGAATTGCCCAACGATTTTGACTGTTGTTGTTGTAAGCATCAAGTAGAGCATCTGCCATTTCAGGAAACTCTGAAATTTTAAGATTGTTTGTGATTCGTGTTGTGCTGACCATTTTCTTCTTCCGTTTCTCGGAGCTACTACCTTTCGCCCCGATGAGAGAACAATAACCTAAGTGCCTACTTTTGTCCATACACAAGCAATAGACGGCTTCGGCGTGTCGGGCGTAGGGTGTCAGCCCTTCCCCTCATACTTAGCGCAAGTCAACAGAAGGGGTGTTTTATGGAGTTTCTTATATTCGGGGCTATAATCGGCATTCTATGCCTTTTTTGGGCCATTCTGAGCCTACAAGATGACCCACTAGAAGAGGGGATTAGGCAGGCGCAGGCTTGGGAGAGCCGTCAGAAGGCTCTTGCAAGGGCGGTGGGCAAGTGAACCTATTTTCTGTCCACAATGCCACAGACGGATCAGTAGTCCTCTACCTAGAAGAGCAGGATGCCAACCTTGACCTTTTGGAAGATGTCGTGGCGCAGGTGCCTTTGTTGGCGCTTTCTCGCCTTGCCGAGCATTCAGGCCTTGACTCTTTGAAGTCAGAGCAGGCTGCAAGACTTCTCGACAAGGTCAGGGCGCAACTGCCTGACATCGCAGTCAAGCTCGCCTCAATTACAGAAGATGAGGCGCTGGCCTTGGCTGAACAATTGATTTTGGCAGTGAAGTTCGCCCGCGCCGTTGCCGGCAAACCTACGAAGTTGGAGTTGGTGAAGTAATGGCAAATCCCAATG